TTCGGGCGGTACTGTGGGGTCAAGCTAAGTCCCCCCCTACCCCCCCGCAGGGAGACGTGGTGGACCGCTTGTTGCCCCGTTGCGCGATGCTTGCATCAGTCCGCCCGGTGACCAGGTGTCGCCCCGGCCTGTCGGATCGCGTGTTGCTGTCGCCTACGATCAAGGCGTCTTGCTCTGGGCGGCGCGTGTAGTCGATGGGCGGCGGGTTCCATGCCCCGAAGTTCCGCGAGAAATCGACCACACCGCCTTTCGTGACGTACTTGCTTACGTAGCCGGTAATGTCTGCTTGGCTGCGCGGCGCTTCGATGCGATTGCGACCGAACTCGCGGTACCACCACTCGTGCCACTCGTAGCGGCTGGCGAGGCGATTGAGGTCATCGGTAGGTGCAGCTGCAACGGCATGGAAGTGCAAGCGCCCGTCGCGGTGAAACTCCTGCCCTCGCGCCCACTGGATGCCACCGTGCCAGCGCGATGCCCACTTGGGACCGTAGATGCTGCGATTGAGGCAGCTGACGAAGTAGCGGAATGCTTTATCAGCCGCTTCCTCGTGCATGCCACCTGTTCGGCTGGTCTTGCTGAGCTTGAACGTGAGCGTCCAAAACTGTTGCCAGGGAACGCGCTGGAGTAGCTCGGCATATCCCTGCGCTTGGTAATCAACGTGCCGCAGTTGGTGCAGCAATTCAGCGTCGCATCCGTCGCCCGGAGGGTCTGTAGGCTGCCCCCGCACAGGTAGCACGGACTGTTGGGGTAGTGACTGTTCATCGGACATTGTCCTTCCGCCGCTTGAACCAGTAGCGGAGTGCAAGCCATGCCTGCTCGATCACGATGGAGAGCAATGCCGCTCCCAGCCAAGCGGCGATGAGCACGGCGCACGCCGCAAGACCCATATCGAACTCCGCCAGTTCGGCGAATGACGGAAACCTGCTCATGCGGCACGCTCCTGTTCTTCGGCGAGCTCGGCTGCGGCGAGCAAGTTGCCGCGCTTCGTAGCTTCGATTTCCAGGCGGCGAAGATCAGCGACCGACTGGGCAATAAATTGGCTTTCGCGTGCAGTGCGACCAGCGGAAAGGGCACGCCGATCAACACACCACATCACGAATTTGGCTAACCCCAACGACACGGCTGCGATACACCCCAGCAGCACGGCGAGAACAAGTGCGTCCATGTGCCCTACCCCTCCCCAAGCCCCAAGGGGCCCCCGGGCGGCCTTGGGGTGCCGACCGGGGGTATCGGCTACAGGCGTAGTCGATGGGGCGCACCATAACTGGCTACACCCGTAGCCGTCAACACCTGTAGTCTTCGCCCGTAGTCAACGGGTGGAGACGGTCATGGACTGGGTAGAGTTTTTCGAGAAGACGCGGCAAGCAGCAGGCGTTGAGAGCTTTGCGAAGCTCGCTCCGAAGCTCGGAATTTCTGACGGCGCCATTTCTCATTACCGCACCGGGAAGCGTGTTCCCCAGGTGTGGGTTGTCGCGGAATGCTTGAAGATTCAAGGGCATCCGCAGCCGGAGAAAGCGGCAATCCAGATCATGAAGTCAGAGGCCCAAACCTCGCCGGAGCGACACTTCTGGAAGAGACTGGCGGCGACCGCAATGGCACTGATGCTGGCGGTTGGGTTCGCCCTACCGCATGACGTCCAGGCAATGCCGCAGCATGGTAGCGCCTTGCACGATATACATTATGCGAACTCATGGATCGGCCGAATCCGAGCCTTCGTCTCTTCCGCGTGGCAATGGCTGGGCCTCTGGCTCGGCTCTTGCCTGCGACCCGGGACCCCGGCCAAGGATGAGATCGCGGCATGATTGAGTTCGACCCGCACCACCGTATCGACTTGACCGGCCCTTGGGCCGGTTTTTCTTTCATGGGCGACCGCCTGATTACGCCTGAAGGCCGCGAGCTACTGCCCGAGGATCTGGCCTGGCTCTCGCTCACCGCCTGTCAGGCGCAGGAATGGCGCCGGATGATGGAAGCCGCCCGCTCGGCGCCGTCGATCGACAGTTCTAGAAATGGGTGCAATAGGAACGCCGGCATTCGCCATCATCCTGCCACTGTCGTCAATCTGCGGGACGTTGTGAGCCAACGCAAACAGCGTTCGGCGGTGGCGATGGCTGGCCCTGACGCCGAGCCACCAGCAGCAATCCTGCCGGTATCGGGGCCGAAACGTCGCGAGCGCGTGTGAGGCGTTTCCGTAGGGGCGCTGCCCCTACACCCCGGTCACTGCTCACGGCAGCGCTGCCAGCCGCCTGCGGGCGAAGAAACCTGTTCCCATCCGTTTGAGAGCTTTCGGAAGGCCTGGCCGCCAATACAGGCGAATCCAGAGCGCTTGGAAGCTTCGGACCCGAGCGAAGGAAGTCCGACGACGCTATCGGAAGGACCAGGGCGACCGGCCCGGCGCGCTTCATCTGAAAGCACGCGGGCTTCGAGGTGCTCGCAGTAAGCCTTTACGCCAGGATGCGGATGGTTCGGCCAGGCCAATTCGTGACAATTAAGAGGCGTGGTGGTCTTTGACATCGAGTTGTAAGCAGGCTTCGGGGCAGCTGGGAGAGGCTTCGGCCTGGGGCCGGTAGCCGACTGCAGCTGCGCTGCGGCGGGCAAAGCGAATGCCAGAAGCGCGAAAAGGAAGCCAGCGCGGATATCCATACCCTACCCCTGTCAGGTTTGATTACTCCGACAAGGCTAGCGTCGCTTGAACGCCCGGTCCATCCACCAGGCAAACCAGTAATGCAGGTCGAAGAATCTGCTCATGCGCCGACTATAACCGCAAGCACGACCAAAATCGCCAGGTGGCCCACGTAATACACGTAGAAGGCCCGGCCTGATCGTGGAATCCGTGCCGGAAGATCGCCCAGGACGATGACAGGCAGGGCCAACAACGCCCAGCCGTTGCCGTTGTAGAGGCAGAGCAGACCCATGCAAGCCCATACCCAGATCGGCAGCACCAGGTAGAGGCGTTGGCGACGCCAGTCCCAAGAGCCCAACAGAAAGTGCGTGCGCCTTCCATGATTCTTGAACCACGCCCAGGCCGCCAGAACGAGCCATACGCCGGGCCAAGCGTAGTCAAGAACAACGGGAGCCGCGATACATAGCAACGCAGCCAGCGCCCACTGACAGCGTTCCAGAGCCCAAATGCAGCCGGCCGCGGCGGCGAACGTCAGTAGCACGTTGAACGGCAGCGCCTGGCCAAATGCCAGCACAGCCGCGGGAGTGGCAACCAAGCCCCAAAGCACCAAGCGCCGAGCAGACTTCCCCGCATCGGCGCCAGGTTGCGCCAGGTTGTAGGCCATGACCAGGGCGAACACAGGGAACGCAACACGACCGAGCTGGGACACGACTGGCACGTGACCAAGGCCGAACACGGTCACGATGTGATCGCCGGTCATCAGCACCAGGGCGAGCCATTTGAGCAATTCACGCCCGCCACTGGTCATAGCCGATTCTCCCCAGGTGGCGTGGTGAGGTAAGTGCCTGACTGCTGCTGAGGCGACTCAGGGAAAGTGCCCATAGCACGGGGCTGACGTTCAACAGCGACGCCCTGCCCCCGCTGCTCGATCTGATCGAGCGCGCGGTTGATCTGCGTCTGACCATCCACAAGCCTGTTCTCACGTCGAGGCAGATAGGGCTCGTACTGGCCGCGTCGCGCGACGTAACGGCACGTCGGTTCGTCCAGGTCGTAACGGCTACCCTGCTCCGTCACGCAATTGCAGCTGGGTTCGTCGTGACCACCGAGACCATTCTCGCCACCGAGCGACGACATGCAGAAAACGCGCGGCGGCTCGCTGGGGACGCTAAGCGCATCGTCATATACGGGCGCGCTCCAGGGCTGGGATGGGACACGCGGTAGGAACTTGTCGACGTATTCCTTTAGCGGTTGTGCCGACTTTGCCGCCACCGCTCCGCCCGCCGTCGCTGACGCTCCGTCGCGCGGAGCGCTGACGCCACTGGCACCACCTGGTGCGGGAAGGTCGCCGCCGCTCATGCGCTTATCCATTCGCCCGAAGGCGACGTACAGCATCACCGCCGCAGCCACAATCAAGATCGGAAGCGCGATGTAGTACCAAGGAATCTTGCGCTCGGTGGTGTCAAGTTCGGTGGACTTGTACATCCCCATCGGACGCTTAGGGAGCGTCTTGCGCTTGATCGTCAGGGGCGTGGCCTTCTCAGCCCGAGCCTCAAACTTGTCGAACTCGCGCAAGTGCACAAACTTCGTTCCGAAGCGGCGTCGCACATGCACATGTCGCTCGATCAGATCATGAACGAACTGATCGCACTGCTTGTCGGGGGATTGGCTTACAAAAATGAAGTCCAAGCCCTTATGCCGATGCTTGGCAAGTTGCTCGACGTGATGCGGCACTTTCGCTCCTGCTGGGCGCTTCGGGAGCATGCCATGCTCATACGCCTCATCGACCAGGGCGACAGCGCCATCAGGAAGGAAGTTCGGCCAGTCGCGGAACTGTTCCGGCGTCATCTCTAGAACGCCAGTTTTGGCGTAATCGAACTCGCGAATATTGCAGGCGTAGACGATGCGGCCCTGGTCTTTGAACTCAAGCAGGCGCTCGATGGCGTGGAGCGTCTTGCCGTGCCCAGGCTGGCCGGTATACCAGTAGATCATGACCCCGCCCCCAGCTGATCAGCGACAGCCTTGGGCACGATGAAGACCCTCCAGGCCATGCGCACCGTCAAGGCGGAAAGGATCATTGAGAACGAAATGCCGACGCCCAGGTAATTGAGCATCTGCATTGCGGGCCCATCCAATCCGCCAATGAACTGCATCACGAATTCTTTGAGCTTGGGCAGCAATGCATTAAACGTGACCGTAGTGAGTCCGAACGTTGCAAGCCCCTTGCCAATCAGCCCGGCCGCAGCATCTTTCAGCTTGCCGACCAGCGATGTTGTCGCATCAACGATCCAGTCAGAAACCATGCCCATTAGAAGACCCGTCCCATGAGGATTTGAATTGCAGAATAGGCGCCAAAAATCAGGATCAAGGCGCGGAAGATCGCCGCAATGCGGCAGAAGTACGGGAAATCAGCAGCGTTGACCGTCTTGCCCATAATCGTGATCGGCGGAGGCTCAGGACACGTGCCGCCACCTCCGAACATGTTGCTCGTATCGAGATTGCTCGTCGAAAGCCCGATGCCCCACTTCTTTGCGCCGGCGACATCAGCAGTGCCGTCGCCGATGGGCGTCACGTCTCCCCTGCCCTCGAGCACATCGGCCACGCCATTGCCATTGGCATCGCCTTGATCACCACCTTGTCCAGGTGTGTCCTGCTTGGCGGCAAGCTTCTCCACTGCACAGGCGGAACGCCACTGCATCAGCAGCTGCGTGTACTCCATAGCGTTGCACTTCTCACCGGTGCAGGTCGGCATTCCAGACTGCGAGCAATGGCCCCCGCTGATGTTGTTGTTGCGACGGGTATTGCAGTCGATTCGCCACTGAATGCGAGCCTGGCCGCACATGATGGGCGACCCACTACATGACGGAGGCGACTCGCATGTATCACCACCGGAGAAGCTCTCGGGGTCATCCGTATCCGGCTGGCCGTCGTTGTTCTTGTCCTTCTTGCAGGTTCCATCCGGCCCACGAACCTCGCCTTTGGCGCACTGTCCGTCGCCTGGAATGCAACTTCCGAGAGGGCTGCGAATCATGCCAGAAGGACACTCTTCATCCTTCTTCTTGCAGGAGCCTGCAACGAGCGCCATGCCGTCGGGGCAGGGCTTCTCATCAGTGCAGGCATTGCCAACTTTCACCTTTCCCTCTGGACACTCCGGCTGCACAGGCTGACAAACGCCAAGCATTGCGTTCCAAACCATGTTCTTACCCTGCGCAGCACAATCTGGCTTCTTGTCGCAAACCTTGCCGTTCGGGGTGTATGTCGTAGTGTCATCGGCATTCTGACGATAGACCACCTCGCAATTGTTGACGCATCGAACAGAACCAGATGGCGGGAAAAAGGGAGTGGTCTTGCTCGGCTCCTTCGAACACTGGTTCACCCAATACCAGTTGCCCTCATTGAAAGGGCCATCTTCAGACCCATTGCTCGCCCGAACCTGCCAGTATTTCATTTCGGTATAGCCTGTATTTGGGCCGCCAACATTCGAGCAAGTCTTTCTACTGGTCCGCACGAAGCCATCTTTGATCCGAGGCGAGAATGCCTCGCACTGCGCAAACGCCTCCGCAACTGTGCATTGAGCCGAGTCACTAAGACAATTCTTAGCCTGCGCATGAGCATCGCTCAATCCAAGCCACGCCACGATCAGCGCGATAGCCACGTATGCAAGACGGCGTGCCACGGCGGTAGCAAATACGCGAGCAATCCACCTCATCACACGCCCTCGAACGCGATCCAGCATGCGCCGCAGAAGGCAACGATTACGAAGTACCCCATGACACTTCTCCCTAACAAAAAGGGGGCGAGCGTTTCCGCGCACCCCCGTGAGTGAACTTGCGCCCCGATCAACCCTTGGCGGCGCGCTTGGTAAAGGCCCACACCACCAGGATGCCCAGCAGTAGAGCAATGGAGCCGATCACGATTGCCATGTCTGCGTTGCCCTTGGAGACCTCGGCAGCGATAGCGGCGCCGGGCGACGTGCTGCCCGAGGCCAGGGCTGCACCCGATGCAACCAGGGCACCAGCACCGGCGCCGATCTTGCTGAAGGTGGAGGCGCCAAAACGGCGCAGGGTGTTCATATGCTTCATTACGGTTTCCTCTTTATCAGTAGACCCCTATGCGCGCAGCGCGGAATACGAGGCGCGCCTTCAACCCAATCGCCCAGGACAGGACAATCGCTCCTGCAACGAGGGTTCCATCGGCCAAATCCAGGGGAGGCAGAATTGGCTGGTGGTATGGCATCCAAACCGGCAACGAACACGTGCCGTCCTGCTGCACGTTCTCAGCAGCGCAACCGACCACGTAGAGGGGTGCCGGGCCGGACATGATCAGGCCGCCTTGCTGGCCGGCTGCGGCTTGACGCCTGCCGGGTCAACCAGGGTCATGCGGCGAGCCAGTTCGACACCAAAGCGGCCCGGTACCAGGTCCGTGGTCAGGTCCCATTCCTTAACCGCGCCAACCGGGTAACCCTTGTCCAGGCCATCGACTTCGACTTCGATCTGGATGCGCATGGCCTCGGTTTCGAGCGTTGCACGCTGGCTGTAGATCGGTTTCTGCATGCCCTTGCTGGTGGTCACGGTGCGGGTTTCAACGGCGGTATTGATCGTGATCTTCGGAGCGTTCATGGGTTCGATTCCTTAGTCTGTTTCGTTGGCGTTGTCGTTTCGTCGTTGGCAAATTTCGGGCGGTACTGTGGGGTCAAGCTAAGTCCCCCCCTACCCCCCCGCAGGGAGACGTGGTGGACCGCTTGTTGCCCCGTTGCGCGATGCTTGCATCAGTCCGCCCGGTGACCAGGTGTC